GAGATTGGTAAACGGTAGAAGACTGCACCATTTTCCATAATTGCGTGGAACAAAATCGGACGACCAGTGATCGCAGTAATTCCAAAAACCACGCAGTCTTCAACTTCGCCATGATGAGTTTTAAGATCATATAAATATTCTCTCCTTATCTGAGCGTAAGTTACTGGTATGTTTGCATTTAAATATGCCATAATATTTATCCATGTATTTCACCCCAGTTGTCCCCATGTTCGTAGTCAACTTTGTTGGGAACTTCCAGTGTAACAGCATTTTCCATCACATCAATAATTTTTTTTGCATGTGATTCATCTTCAACAGATATATCTAATTCATCATGTATTTGTATATGCGGTATGATCCCTTCTTTGTATAATTCTAACATTGCTTTTTTAGTCATGTCAGCAGCAGATCCCTGAATAAGTTTGTTCAAAGCTTTGTATGTGTATGCTCTCTTGATCCCTGGTCCATGCTCCCTGAGTGCATCTTCGTGAGTCATAGCTTTATGCATACCAAAACTATTAGGCTCCCACAGGTGAAACCTACATAATCTACCCAGCAACGTCCGTATCTGACCACGATCTTGTGCTCTGTTCGATGCTTTCTCCATCAGTTGTTTTACAAATGGTACACGTGAGTGATAAGTGTTAAATAATTCTGCAGCTTTGTCTTTTGTTACACCCAACTCTGCCTGTAGTTTAGCTTTACCCATACCATAGAAAAGACCCAAATTGATCACCTTTGCTTGTGATCTAGGTATGTCAGCCATATCTGCTACGGTCTGGTGAAAGTCCGAACTAGAGTCATTGCTATATGCATCTACAACATCGTAAACAGAAGGTAGTTTATACAAAGAAGCATAATGCACTACCAGCCTAGGTTCTTGTTGAGAATAGTCAAAACAACCCCATGTATGGCCTTCCTCAGGTATAAATAATGACCTTATCTTAGGACCAAGATCTTTGTTTCTAGCTGGTATTTGTTGTAGGTTTGGATTCTGGTAGGAGAACCTACCAGTAACCGTGCCACCCCCAGCATTACGTAATTGATTTATCTCTGCATGTATTCTGCCGTTGTGTTCATAACGTAAAATAGAATCTAAAAAAGTTGTGTGTGCTTTGTTAATCTCTCTTGCCTGTGCTATCATCTTAACAACAGGATGATTATGTTCTTGTAAAAAGTTTTTTGTAAAAGATGGTGCACCTGTTTTTTCTGTTGTTGGATATTGTAATCGCAACATATCAAATACATTTGCAATAGATCTAGCTGCCCAGATCTGTGTATCAATATTAGTTTCTCTTTTTATATTGTGTAGTAATTCTTTTTCTTGTGCTACAAATTCTTTTTTCATTTTATGTGCACGCTCTGTATCTACACGCACACCTTTGAATCTCATGTCAACTAGACAATGAAATAGATCAGATTCTAAATCAAATATATCTTCCAGGTCTTGACTAATAATTTCTTTCTTCATCTCTTGCCAAAGACCAAGTGTAACTTCAGCATCACGTTCTGCGTATGCACCAACATGCATTGCAGGTAGTTTATACATTTCTGATTTTGGATCGATACCCCATTCTTCTGCGGCTTCTGCAAGTGCAGCTTCGTTCTTACCATAACCAAGATAGTGCCAGGATAAACTATTAAGATCGTATCGGAATCTATTCTCATCTGTTAATGCTGAGGCAATCATAGTGCATGCTATGTCACCATTTATTTTGAACCCCATGGATCTTAACCAACATACGTCATAGATAGCGTTGTGAAAAATTTTTGTTGAAGGTGATTCTAAAATATCTTTTAACCAAGATAAGACTCTTGCTCTATCCATGTTACCACCACCTTCGTGTGCTATTGGAAAATATCCTTTGTAAAATTTTGTGGCTACAGCAACACCAATGACTTCACCATTACCTATTACAGAACCAGATCCTTTCTTTAACAAGTCTGGATCTTTTGTTTCTAAATCTATTGCAATCTCATCGACCTTACGTAAGTCTGGAAACTCTGTAGGTTTTACCCATTCTGTTTGTGCTTCAAACTTAGGAATTTTCATTATAGTCCCTTTCAATAATCATTTCTATAAAGTGTATTGCTTTCAACAAATCTTGTTTCTTTCCCTTATCACGATGTCTGATTATATATTTTATAGCACAACCCTCAGGATATAACAACTCATTCTCCACTACAAACTTACTGGGTTGAATTTTATATTTCTGATAATGTGAACCTCCGTGCTGCTTATCCCAAACTTTCGATTTCATAACCTTGGTCCTCCTTTTTTGCTGCCATAATATATAGGTTTTGTTTTGTACGCGTTACACCTACGTACCAAACTCTGTGCTCTTCATCACACTTATCTAAACTTTTTTCTGAAGCTTCTCTAATTGTTTTTGTGTTGTCTAATATTAATAACACATTATCTGCTTCACCGCCTTTTGCAGAATGTATTGTAGATAATTTTACTCTTGGGTCCTTCCGTAATTCTTCTCTGTTACTTAACATCTCTCGTATGTATAAACATTCTTCGTAATCAGATGTAAACTCATCATACCAGGGTATGTTTTTATCAAACCCAAATTCTTCCAGGTTGTACATTCTTTCTTCTGTTAACTCTGTGTCTGTATTTGTGTATTCGAATATATCTTTTACTTCTGCTAAAGATAATTCATCACCTTTCTGCCACCTTATGTAGTTTAGAATAGTTCTAAACAAGGTTACCTTATAACTTTTACGATTTTTATATTCAAAATAAATACCACGTTCTTTTAAAAAAGGTTTAAGTCTATTTAGTCTATCATTATATCTGGCTAATACCAACCACTTACCATTGTCTATCGGCACATCATCTAAACTATAAATATAATTTACTGTGCCCTGTTCGTTTCGGGCTTTCCATTTTTTTAATACTCGTCTATTGCTTGGAATTAAATCTAATATCTTATCTGCAAGATTTTGTACGGTCTGTGGAACCCTGTAAGATTGTGGCAAAATTATGTCTTTTTTAGAAATTTCTTGCTGAAATTTTTTTACATCTGCCCCTGCCCAGCCATAAATGGCTTGATCATCATCGCCAGCTAGTATAACATATTTGCTGTTTTTCTTGATAATATTAAACATTTTCCATTGTATTGGTGATAAGTCCTGTGCCTCATCAACAAATGCTACGTCATATTGTGGACACAATTCTGACACAATAAATTTTTCTATCATGTCTGTAAAATCTACCAAACCAAAAGCTTTTTTATAATTATCTACTTCATCTGAAATAATTTGTAACAATCTTTTGTCCATATCTTGTGAGTACATATCGGTGTTGTATTCTTCTTCAATAGAAATATTTTTTATTCTAGCTGCATTGATTAAATTAAAATATTCGCTGTCAGAATTTATAAAACCTGTAGACTCTTCACCATTTGCATAGACGGTAACCTCTATACCTAATTTTCTACCTATGTCTTCGTAATGTTCGTCCTGCATAACTTGTGCTTTTTTCATACCAAGTTGATTAAAAGCAAGAGAGTGTAATGTTCTAAAATGTTTGAGATCTTTTCTTTCAAAAGCTGTATGATAATCTAACATTCTATCTACAGCTTCGTTTGCAGCTTTGGTTGTAAATGCAAAGTATCCTATTTTATCTATAGGTGTACCTAGTTTTAAAAATGTTTTAACATATTTTAATAGTTTTGTTGTTTTCCCTGTGCCCGGAGGCCCGAATAATTTTCTACTAATCATAGTATGTCCGTCTTATGTTTAGTTTTTGTGTGGTGTATAGGTACCTCTTCAAAAGATTTTATATTTATCTGTATAATATTTTTTGTAGATGAATGATATTTACCAGCTTCTTTTGATGGGAATCTTTTCTGTTCTAAAAATTCTATTTCACATTCTTTATATAACACTTGCATCATACGTCCTGTTTTATCTTCACTATATTTCCAGTTCTTTGCTTTTAGTTTATCGTAAAATTTATCAAACTTAAAAAATGCATACTCACC